TTTTTTTTTTTTTTTAAAAAAAAAAAAAATTTTAATCCACCCTTTTTTTTTTCGTCATTTTTTTAAAAAATAGATATGTCCATTTTTGAAACCCTAAACTGAGCTGTAATAGTTCCTTCTAAAAAGTAAGGACTTTTCATTGTTGCTGTAATTGGATTAGGTTTTATTGCTTCCATTATTTCTTCTGCTTCTTGTTCAGTTAAATAATTGTAACTAAGCGATATTTTATGCATTTTTTTTGCTACTACAGTATCTATTAGTTTTCCTGTAACTTTGCTTCTATAACTATCATTATCTAAATCTTCTAATGATATTTTATATGTTGATGGGTTTTTCATTGTTTTATTTCCTATTTTCCATTGAAAAGACATTTTTACCTCCTAATTTGCAAAGATTTTAACACCATTTTTACGCTCGTACTCTTTTCCTTCTTCTAGAATTTCGTCAAAAGTTTGTTTACTGTCTACTATCATTGTTAAATGAACCAACTTTTGTTGATCGTTGTTTTCAAAACTATTACTATCTCTTATTGCTTCTTTTGCCGTTTGGTATATCATGCTTTGTGGCGCTACAATTTCTGGATTACTTTTAGCTCCAGAATATTCTCCTACACCAATTACAGATGTTCCTCCAAATACACCACCTTTTTTATACCATTTTACTCCGAATTTTGGCCATCCAGGAAGTCCCACTAACTTAGCTGCTTCTGCACCAAATCCACTATATTCGTATGTGACTGTTATGTGTGGCATTTTTATATGTGGTAAATTAAGTCCATTCCACAATTTACTCCATCCTGTTTTTATGGATTCAAATACACCAGAAATAAATGACCATGCTGCTTTAAATGGTGCTAGTAAAACATTTAATATAATTTTAGCAATTCCTTTTAATATGCTCACTAATCCATTCAATGCTTGCGACCAATTCCCCGTAAATATTCCTTGTATAAAATCTATAATTCCTATGAATGTCGTTCTTACACCATCAAAAACATTACGAATAGTAGTTACAAAGGAGTTTAATATTCCTCCTACTACAGGTCCAAATATATTTCTAAAATCAATATTAAAAATATTATCAAGCCAATTAAAAAAGCTATTAATTCCTGCCTTTATTTGTTCTCCGTACTTAGCGATTGTTGTTACTAGCCCTGCTACTAGACCTATAATTACAACTATTAAGGCAGGTATTGGTCCAAAAATCAACAATACACCTGCTCCTAAAATAGCTAAACCTGTAAGCAAGCTTCCCCATCCTTTAATTAAATCTCCACTTACAATGTCGATAATTCCTTGAATTACAAATCCTAATCCAGCAAAAATTGCTACTATTCCTATTAAGGTTGGCATTGATGCACCTAACATACTTCCTATTTTTAATCCGACCAATGCTGCTCCTACTCCTAAGATTACCCACTTCCAATCTTCAAACAAGCTCTTAATTTCTTGAATTTTAGGTATCCAGCTATTCATTGTACTACTTAAATCAGGCATATTAGGTATTGCTATTCCAGCCGCTCCATTAGTGGTTGTATCGCCACCAATATTGTTTATTTCATCAAATCCTGCTAATGAGCCTAAGTTCTTTTTCATCCCACTTGCATTTTTATTTGCTAATTTCATATAGTTTGAAAGAGAATTTGCAAATAAATTTACTCCAAAAAATACCTGTGCTATTGCCCCTATTATTCCTAATAATTGTTGAAATAGGTTTATAACCCATTGTATTGCTGGTGCTAAAGATTGCCCTATAGCATATATCATGTAGTCTAGGTTGGCCTTAATCTGTGGATTTGCACTTAGATAAGAATTTATCCCTCTTCTTATTAAGCCAATTGCTCCACCTACTCCAACTAAAACACTTCCCCATTTCATTGTTTTAGTTATTGCATTTTTTATTCTTGATCCAATATTTTTTAATTCTGTGCCTATACTTGTAAATGTGTTAGATACTCCTTGTACTTTGGATGCTTTTGATATGTTGTTATTAATAGAACTAATTTTTCCGTTTATTTTAGATATTTCTGCCGAATGTTGTTGCGTTTTATTAAACAAATTTTGTTCTTGTGTTACAAGTTTTTGATATTCTTTATTTTGCATAGCTAACTTTTCTAATTTTTCATCATATTGTGTTGTAGTCATTCTGCTGTCTCCGTTTTGTGAAGTATCATATTCTAAATTTAATCCACTAGTTTCTGCTATGTCAGCCCTTATTTTTCTCATCTTTTGGTCTATTTCTTCTAATTTTCCCGAGGCTTCGACAGACTTACTTTTTAATTTATCTATTTTTTCATTCAACGATTCAACCTTTTTAACGCCAGAACCTATGTTAAATGAATTTAATGCATTTAAACTTTGCACTCCTAACATAGAAAATCTACTTATTTTCTTTTCTGATTTATTTATATCTTTATCTAGCTTTGAAGTATCTGCTTCTACTCCAAAACTCAATGTTCCTAATGATATACTCACTTATATATCACCTCGTTTCCTATCTATTTCCTTGGCCTTTCTTATTGCTTCTAATTGATCTTCTTTAGAAAGACCTTTATTGTTTTCTTTATCAATTTTTTCTAAATATTTTTGTAGTGGTTTTATCTTTTTTTGATTATTAAATATGGCAGTATGCCAAGCTATGGATATATCTCTTTTTTGCTGTTCTCTCATTCTCTTTTCATATCCTTTTACATAGTTGTTAAATTGCCATAACTCCATATCTAATATTTCATTTGGTTTTAATTCAACACTTGCTCCTAATCTAGTTAATCTATTAAACCAATCTCTTTCATCTTTTTCTGTTTTTTCATTTTTGCTATTAACTTTTTTTCAATTTCATCCTCGCTTAAACCTGGATATTGAAGTCCGTTTATAAACTCATCTATATACTCTGCAAGCTGGTCTAATCCCACTTCATCTAAAATATAGCTTTTAAAATCTTCAAATTTTAATTCATTATTTGCTGATTTAATGCTTAAATATAGAATCTTAATTTGTTCTTCTAGATCTAAATTTTCAATATTTTTTAATACAACCATATATGGTTTTTTGAACTCTTTTTGTATTTCCATTGCTACTCTTAGAGTAGTTACGCACTCTAGTTCTTCATTTCTATAATTTATTTTCATAATTACCTCCCAATAAAAAAACACCAGAATCAAATCTGATGTTTTATAAAAATTATTAAATTGTTTTTCTTATATGTTTTTTACCAACCTGTTATTTCTACTAACTTGTATGTTTCTACTTTTTCAGTAACTAATCCTATTGCTTTATATTTCCATGTTGCATTTGGTTCTAAATTATTGATGTTTGTCATAGCAGTACCTAATTGATTTCCATCTTTATCATAAAGATTAAATGTAACTTGAACATAAGAATATGTTTTACTTGTATTATTTTTAATTTCTCCCTCAATCCATGTTGTTCCTATACCATCTGTAGTTTTTTTGTGCGAAATTAATGAAAACTTTTCTACAGCATTAGAACTTGTTTGCACATTGTTGTTATCTTGTCCTCCTCTAGCAGCTACTCCTATTACCCCTATGCATACAATAGCTAAAATAATCATTAAAACTTTATGCTTACTATAGAAGTTTCTTTGATCTCTTCCGCATTTTGGACATATCTTTGCTTTTGAACTTACTTCTGAACCGCAATCCTTACATACTTTTATTGCCATGTATGATTCCTCCTTTTATTTTAATATAAATATTTTATCACAAAATATTTATATTTTCTTGTCGAAATATGCTATATTTTGTCTGCTTTTTTCCACTTCAAGTATATTTAGAAGGCAATACGACTATTTCTAAAATATTAATAATAAGAGTCTCAAAATTTTTAGTAGCATCATAACACAGCACACCTCAATTATAAGGTATGCCATGTTATTATAAGATTACTCTGTTGGAACTTTCAGTGTTAATGCTCCACTTCCTGCAACACTAATACTTATTTCTGCATTTCCATCTGCTGCATTGTCTATACTTAATTTTTCTATGTATCCAGAACCCTCCATATATGTAGTGTCGTTCAAATAAAATCCAAACGTTAATAGTGTTTGGTTGTTCATAGCATCCCACAATTCTTTTTGTTTAGAGTCTTTATCAAAATCTGCTGCTCCATCTGCATCTGCCGACCAATCTAGAATGCTTGGTACTTTTTCTTTAAATTTATTTCCAAAAGATATTATTTCTTGAATGTCTGAACTTACTTCTAGTGAGAAATTAGCAATATGTGCAATTAAATCATCGCCTAATTTTACTTTTCCAGTTATTCCTGTATATAACATATTTTTTCCTCCTTATTCGAATTTAATTAAAAACTTATCATTAACCGAAACAGCTAAGACAAGTTTCATTTGATTGTTTATCATTTTTATTTCTCCTGTTAAATCTGCACTTGTTTTTGTTAAGTCTCCATTATCAAATTTAACATTTTTTAATTTTCCACTTTTCCTATCTAAAACAATTTCATTCATGTAATTTTCCTCCATTTTGTCATTATTCTAAATACATTTTTGCTTCTTCCTATATCTTCTCCTGTGACTAATTGCCATCCATTTTCTGACATAATTTCACACAGCTTTTTAAATATTAATGTATTAATAGAACTACCATTAGACCAAATATCTATCTGAACTGACATTGTTTGAGAATGTATTGTGTTTTGAAACGCATATTTAGGATTGTTTATGAAATTACAATAGCTAATACATGGTAATGACTTAAATTTGTTTGGCATTCCTTGAACATAATCAATAATTTGTTTGGCTATTTTTACTTTTTGAATTAATCTGTATATTTCTGCTTTTTGAAATTCCATGCTTACCTCCTACTTGCTTTTCTTATTTCACTAATTAGATTTTTTTCTACTAATAACATTGCTGGGTACATGTGTGGTTGTGCTTTTTGTCCTGATACATACCTAATTCCGCTGTCTGTATCGCTTACTAAAAATGGTACTTTTGCTTTCCATTTATCAGCTTTATAGTGTAATGTATATCCTTTTATAGAATATGGATATGTTCCGTTACCTGTTGGTCCTGTTCCAAATTCTACATATGGATGATGCTCAGATGTTCCATACAAGCATCCTTGTATTTTTCCTGCACTTTTCTGCATATGAACTAATATCTTTTCTCTCAATTCTCCATCATTAACTGGAGCATTCATTTTAGCATCTGCTTGTCCAATTTTTAATGAATTGCTAATTCCATAAAAAATTCCATTTTCTATATTAGCTCCTTCTTTTTTTAGATTTGATAATATGTTGTTTAAACCTTTTACGCTACTCATTTAGACCACCTACTCTGTGTAAAAGTATGGTTTTATGACTATCATATGGAATAATTGCTTTTATTTCGTATTCCTTATCAAGATATACCAAAATATCATCTACTGTTGCTTGTGTATTTTCGCAAGTAGCAATACATTCTGCAACCATTTCTTTGCCATATTCCTGTTGTACTTTTTCAAGTGTAGAAAATTGAAAATTACCCATTATTACTTCTTTTACACTATCTTTTTCTGTTTCAATAATGCAACCTTCGTCATCTCTTACTTCTTCTTTTTCAGTAGTCATTATTTTTAGTTCTTTATCATAGAAAGTATCAGCTATAACTTTTTTAAATTCATTTGGTATATTCATAGTTACCACCTCACATATGCATACATAGATATTTCATCCTTATTCTTCTTTAAATATTTATCCATGTCTACATCGTCAGAAGTTACTGCTCCTACATCTTTGAATGATACAGTTTGCCCGTTGTCAGAGGCAGAAGATATGACTTGCTTACCCTCTCCATATCCATTTTTATAGAAAACAGTACAATTCATAGCATACCTAACAACTAAATATTCTAATTCTTTTGGCAAATCCATTCTGCTACAAATAGATTTTATTTTATCAGTAATTTCATCAATATACCCTTGTATTTTTTTATCTTGACTTGTATCTTTAATATCAAGTCTTTCTTTCACTTTGTCTAATAAATCCACTTTAACCACCTACTCTTGTGGTGTTTCTTTGGCTTTTATTAGTTCTAAGATTTGTGCTTTCGTTGTATTCTCAATGTTTTCAACTACTATTTCTAATTCTTTTGCTTTTAATAGCAATTCTTCTTTGTTCATTTGCTCAATTTTCTTAGACTTATTTTCTGACTTTTCTTTCTTTTCACATCTTTCAATATGGAAAGGTAAAACTGGTTCTGAAAATTCTTGACCGCATTTAGGACATTTCATTTTTATTTCCTCCTTATATAATTAATTAAGGCAGATTTCTCTGCCTTTTATTATCCTAGCACTACTGCTGCTAAAGATGGATATAATGGTGCAAATCCATAAATAGTATCAATAGAAAGCATGTTCTTTTTAGTGTTCATGTCGTATCCATAAACAACTCTTAAGTTTAATCCTTTGTAAGAAATAACATAGCTATCTCTACCGTCTACTGGCAAAGC